ATATCCGGATTTTGAATCTCCGGTTATGGATTCTGGTAAATACGAAGGTGTTTTCGGTGTTGGGGGCCTCCTTCTCGCACGTATATCGGATGAAATTGTTGCTGAACGAACCGCATACTTCGAAAGTAGAAATGCGGATCAAATAGAAGCAGTGGATCACGACATGTTGCGGGAAAATGCACATTCCACCATGGTGATCGGGAAACCCGAGCGCCAATCACGTGTAACTTTTGGTAGTCGACAAAAAAGTGGATCGTAAAGAAACGCTTTTTATAGATTACTAGGGAGAATTCCATGGCAAATCAGGAAACTGCTTACGGTCTTCGTCCCATTGGATTGGTTGGTAGTGCAGCAAATTCTACGGGTGTTACTCAGTATGAAATTGCTTCTGACAACACAAACGTTATTTATCATGGCGAACTCGTCGTTCCGCTTGCAGCAGGGGTCATTGACCAAGCTGGTGACACAGCAGGTGGTACGACGGCGGGTCTTGGTATTTTAATTGGTGTGGAGTACGTTGATTCTGTACTCAACAAAACCATCTTCAAGAATTTTTGGCCGGGTTCAGGCAGTGCTAGCATTGACTCGAACTTTCCGGTTAAAGCTCTTGTAGCGGACAATCCAATGCAACTTTTTCAAGTTGCGACAGATGCCAGCATTACAAGTAGAGCCGTGGCTGTCACGGCTATCTTTGCTAATGCGACTCTGGGGACTTCGGCCCGTTCAGGTTCTACTAAAACGGGACAATCGTCTTCGGCGTTGAGCGTGTCTTCAATTGCCACCACAGCGACACTGGGTCTTAAAATCGTAGGTATCGTCGATGACGATGCCAACTCTGATTTTACGGCCGCCGGTATTCCGCTTGTGGTGCGAATTAATGCACACTACAACTCACCGAATGCGCGTTTCGATTCACAAACGACTGCCACGACAACTGGCATCTAGGTAAGGGGATAAATCAATGCCTATTACTCGCGCACAACTCGCGAAAGAGCTTGAACCCGGCCTCAATGCCTTGTTTGGGCTCGAATATGATCGTTACGACCGAGAATACGAAGAAATATTCGAAAGTGAATCTTCAGACCGAGCGTTTGAAGAAGAAGTAATGCTGTCAGGCTTCGGTACCGCACCGGTTAAGTCTGAAGGTAGTGCGATTTCATTTGATGACGCGCAGGAGACCTATACTGCTCGTTATACGATGGAAACCATCGCGCTGGCTTTTAGCATTACGGAAGAAGCTATCGAAGACAATCTGTATGACCGGCTGGCTTCACGCTATACGCGGGCGCTGGCACGTTCTATGTCACAAACCAAGCAGATTCGGGGTGCAACCATCCTGAACAATGCGTTTTCCACCAGCTATCCAATAGGTGATGGTGCGGCGCTTTGTTCATCGGCTCATCCCTCTCTGAGTGGTAATCAGCGCAATCAGCTTTCTACTGCCGCAGACCTCAATGAGACTGCGTTAGAACAGATGCTAATTGACATCGCTGGTTTGACGGACGAACGCGGTCTAAAAATTGCGGTTCGTGGTATGAAATTGCTCATACCGAAAGAACTGCAATTTATTGCAGAGCGTGTTCTCAACTCCAATCTCCGTCCTGGTACTGCGGACAATGACACGAACGCAGTGAAATCAATGGGTATGGTTCCTGATGGGGCAGTGGTCAACCACTTCCTCACGGATACCGACGCCTATTTCATCAAGACGGATGCACCTAATGGCTTAAAGCTTTTCAATAGAACGCCTATTAAAACGGCGATGGAAGGCGATTTCGACACGGGCAATATGCGGTTCAAAGCTCGTGAACGATACAGCTTCGGTGTATCAGATTGGCGTAGCATATTTGGTACTGCGGGGGCTGCATAAGCCACCGGAGCTTCCATTGAAGCGTCATAATGGGAAGGGCGGCATTGCCGCCCTTTTCTTTTTCCGTTATATTTTTACTTCTGGGAAAAACAGCCCTAGCGACTGACCCAGCAGACGCTTACGAAGACTCTAGGGCAAACCCTTTCGTAAGGAGGTAATAAAGTGGCTCAGACTACTTTTGCAGGTCCGGTTCGATCTCTCGGCGGTTTTATTAGCGCAGGCTCGACAAGTTTTGTTAGCTTGACGGCTGATACCACCATCACAGCGGCGGCTCACGCAGGTAAAGTGTTGCTCTGTAATGATGCGGACGGCGTATTCACGCTGCCTAGCATTGTGACAACAACCCCTGGTGATCCCACAGATCCTGGTCAACTCAATAACTTAGGAATGTCTTTTACCTTCATTGTCGTTACGGCGGCAACGGATATGGACATTAAGACTGACGGTACCGATAAATTTCTTGGCATGGTGTACACCGGCATTACGACGGCAGCCACAGGCAAGATATGGGTTTCCGATGTTTCTTCTAACGATGTCATTACGCAAAACGGTTCTACCAAAGGCGGTGTCGCCGGTAGTGTTGTTCGCGTAACGGCAATTGCTAGTGCGAAATATCTTGTTGAAGGAACGTTGCTTGGTTCCGGGACGCTTGCCACACCGTTTGCTGACTCATAAAGGAGATAGCTTATGGCTGGTTCTGATGTAATTGCCCATAACTGGGCACAGGGGACGACCGCAGCTATCGTAGGTCCGGCTCGCGCCCGTATTCGTCAGGTAATCATTTACGCAGACGCCGCTGGAGCCTTCACCTTTAAGGATGGTGGTTCTGGTGGCTCAACTATCTTGACGCAAACCTTTCCCACTGGATTGCATAGCATATGGATTGCAGGGGATGGTGTTTTGGCGACGGAGGGTGTGTACGTGAGCGCCTTTACTGGCAGTAGTAACGAATTGACTATTTTCTTGTCATAGGGGAAAACGATGCCAAGAGTAGGAGATAAGCACTACCCCTACACGGCTAAGGGCCAAGCGGCCGCGAAGGCGGCCGCCAAGCGCAAGGGCGTTAAGGTTTCCCATGGTAAGGGCTACAACAAAGGAGGTTCTGTGAGTAAATCACGAGTGAATTTAGGTGCGGGCGCACCGAAGCGTAAGACGCGCAAAAAGCGGGCCGTTAAGATGCAAGCAGGCGGTGCGGCGACGCCCTATCCGGCAGATCCCGGCGGGGGCGGTCCGGCTATCCAGGTTCCTCCGGGTCTTGCGCCCGGAACCCGCCCTCGGCCACCTGGAACGCCTGGACGAAGGCACGTCCCTGGTCTGGTTGGAAGATCCAGCTATCATTCGGACGCCCTGAAAGCTTTGCGTAGAAACCCCCCACCAGGTCGAGTATCTGTGCGTGGTCCCGGCGGCAAGAAAGGCGGTGCGGTAAAGAAGAGAAAAGGAAAAGGCGGTTAAGAAGTAATCAATGGCAACTTCCGGTTCGACTAACTTTGAGCCCGATGTAGCCGATTACGTCGAAGAAGCCTTTGAACGTTGCGGTATAGAGGTTCGTACCGGGTACGATCTCAAGACCGCACGGCGCTCGATAAATCTGATGCTGGCGGATTGGGCCAATCGCGGCCTCAACCAGTGGACGATTGAAGAGACTTCGATCACGTTGGCTACGGATATCGGGGATTACCCTGGCGGCACCCTGACCATGACGGTGGCTGATTCGGGAAGCTTTAGCGTGGCGGAAACGATCACGGGATCAAGCAGTGCGGCTACGGCATCCATTACGAGTCTGCCGTCCGCAACGTCGATGGCGATTACGGTTCCTTCAGGGACGTTCACCAGCGGCGAAACCCTCACGGGCGGTACGAGCGCGGCCACCACCACGCTTTCGGCGGCCGTGGACTTTTCGAGTGTTCGAAATACCGTGGACTTTCTATCGGCGGTCGTTACCCGAGATAGTACCGATTACGGCATTGGCCGCTTGAGTCGGGATGAATTTCTCAACATCCCTAAAAAAACGCAGAGCGGGCGTCCTTCCCAGTTCTTTTTGGATCGGCAAATCACGCCAGTTCTTAAAGTTTGGCCGGTACCCGACAAAAGTACGGACGTTATCAAGTTTAATCGGCTGATCCGCATAGACGATGCGGACGATTACACCAATACAATGGCTGTGCCGTTTCGATTCTACCCCTGTTTCGCAGCGGG